AGGCCCTCTCGGGCCTCCTCGCTATCCCTAGGGATAGTGCCGCGTCCGCGGCTCTCTGGCAAACACCAGGACATTTAGCCAAATGAAATCTTATGACGTTACTGTGAAAGGGTCTACGACCTCTATCGCATACGGTGTTACTAGTGTCGTTGACTCTAGTAACAGATTTAGGACTATTTTCAACGTCACGAACGGAAACGTTCAGGGCGACAAAAAGAGACCTAATCCCATAAGTTTCACGAAGGAGTTCTTCACGTTTGTCCACGGCGTTGATACTGTATTTACATACAGCAGCGCAAAACCATACACTAATATTGCGTATGGTATTCGTGACAACAATCCACCTTACCCCCTGCTAGTGCCAGACTTATCGTTTGGTGCTCTTCAGGACCGGTGCATGGAGAAGATCTACGATCAGATTCGCGGCAAGAGTAATCTCGCCGTCGATCTGGCTGAGGGACACCAGACGCTTCGGATGTTGCGAAACACCCTAAAGCTTAGGAGTCTTCTTGGCGAGTTCTTCAAGGAGTTCGTCAACCCGAAGAATAAACGTTTTATGCGTTTATCCAAAGGTCAGCGGCGCCTTGACTACTTATCGTCTAAATGGTTGGAGTATCGATACGGTTGGCAACCGCTGGTTTACTCCATTTACGATGCGATGGACACGTTAGGGAAGACCTACGTTGACCGCTCAATCGTGCCTTGCAAGGCACGTGCGAGCATGTCTGATGTAGATAATCTCATTCGTGGGTCCGGTACGTATTCTGATCTGCGAATCTCTGAGTTTGGCAGATTGAATAAACGCTGTGAAGTGTCTATTCATTTCCACCTTCCTCCGGGGTTGCAGATATACGACTGGACTTCCCTCAATCCCCTTGGCATTGCATGGGAATTGATGCCTCTGAGCTTCGTCGCCGACTGGGTCTTAAACGTAAGTCAGCAGCTCTCCTTATGGGAGAACTACTTTCTTTTTAGTTCTAGATTCCGTGACGGCTACGTGACTAAAGGCTATCGCTGGGACGTCTCCGGTACCAAGACAGGCTCCAGTACTTTTCCGTACCAATACTGGCCTAACGGCACAGTAATGGACGGTCAGTACCAGCAGTCGAGGTCCTACGCTTACGCGTATCGTGCGACGTACAAGGATAGGAGTGTTTTACTCTCCTTACCTTTGCCACACGGGTTGGCTATCAAAGTTAACTTTGGTAGTCAACGTCAGCTAGACGCCGCCGGGTTGATTCATCAACTTGTCGGAAGAAAGCTGAGATTCTAAACCCACGTAAATGAAAGGCTAACCCAAATGGGAGCCGCAGTTGCCATCACGATCAATGATGGCGCCACCACTCCGGTGGCACATACCTTTACTCCAATCGGTAAAGACGATAAAGGTGTCTTGTGGTTTGAACAAACCACTCCGACTCCCGTCAACCCTTTGGGCGCGAAGCGTATCAGCTATAAACAAGTTCGTGTGTTGGATCCTCGGAACCAACTCACTGGCAAGTCGAAAGCTGTTTTTGTTGTCTGGGTTCCGACACTGGAAACCGTGTCGAATAACTCAGCCGGCATTACGCCTCCGCCAACTCTGGCTTATCTGGAGGAGAGTCGCCACGAGTTTACACTCGCTGAGCGTTCTACTTTGCAGGAACGCAAGGATACTCGTACCCTTGCTATGAACCTGCTTTCGAACGCGCAGATTGTGTCTGCTGTGGATTCGCTCCAAGTGATCTATTGATTTAGATCCAAATCCAGACCCTTCTTCGGAAGGGTCATTCTCAAAGGAGAATGCTGTGTCTCAGGCAAAGAAGCCAACACAGGACGCTGCAATCGATTCGTTGATGCAGCTGTGCCAGAGGGTGGGTTCCGAGTACGCTCTGTCCATTTTTAAAATGGTTCAGGAGGGTCAATGGGCTAGCATGGCTAGCTCTAAGATCTCTCCGGGAGCGTATCACAATGCACGTGACTTCCAACTTGACTACCTCATTAACAGTTACCTTAGGAAATACAAAGGTTTCCCTGTTACTGAGGATCTTGAAAAGAAGGCACGACTCAGCTTTGAGAAAGTTGAGCTGAAGTGCGCGGAAACGAACTTTAAGGTTAAATACGGTCGTCTTGAAAAAGACGTTGAAGGCATCATTTCTGTTGCCAGACGAAAAATCGCCCGTATTTTGGGACCTTTCAGTTACGCTCGTGTACTTAGACATTGTGAATGGGGCAATGGGGCCACAGCGAGCTTAACTGCTCGCCACGCAACCATTGATAAAAAGATTCTCGAACCCCGTTTGCACGTTACAAGACGCTGCGTCAAATATGCTGTTGCTTATTTGACGTATGATCTTCACTGGCTACGCGCTCGGATTCCTTCTTGCGAAGGACCTTGCACACTTTTGCCATGTGAGTTCGACGTATCCGAAGATGGCCGTTTTACGACCGTCCCGAAGAATATCAGCTCCGTTAGGAGTATTGATATTCAACCTACCTTGAACCTCTTCTTTCAGAAGGGGGTTGGTAAGTGTATACGTAAGTGCTTGCAACGTCACGGAATCGACCTGGACGATCAGTCCCGGAATCAAATCTTAGCTTCCTCCGCACTGAGTGCGGCGCTCGCGACGATTGATCTAGCTAACGCTAGCGATTCTGTATCTCTGGAGTTAGTGAGAGCCCTCTTACCAGAGGATTGGTTTGAATATCTCAATGATATTCGGACCCATTCCATCTCGATCGACGGTAGTTCCCATGTGCTCGAGAAATTCTCGGCCATGGGGAACGGGTTCACCTTCGAACTCGAATCGTTGATCTTTTATTCTCT